CTCGCAGCACGAATGCGTCCCGTCGAACGGCAGGCAGGAGACCCGATTCGCGCCGCAAGGCATCTCGGTCCCGGGTCCCGTCTTGGGGCCGGGGATGTGGCCGCCGCACGAGACGAGCGAGACCGTCGCGACCGCGAGGATCGCGAAGCCGGCGAGCATCCCGACGACGGTTCGCATCGTCGGGAGCTCGATGAAGACCCGCTGCCAGCCGGAGGGCGTCGGGATGAGGTGCCAACGCTTCACGGTGCCGCGAGCCTCCGAGCGGTTCTCGCCGCGGGGTGCTGCTTCGCCGCCCGCTGCGCTTCCGGGTAGTCGACGTGGAACTCCGCGTGCACCGTGCGCCCGAAGGCCTGGTTCGCCTGGCCCATGCTCGCGTAGATGCGGTAACCGCCGGGACGGAGCGCCGGAGAGACCGCACCGTGCAGGAGACCGAGGAAGTCGGTCGGCGCGCTGTGCGGGTTCGACGGCGCGAAGTACGCGGGAAGGAGGAAGTTGCTCACCGGGACGTGAACCCCGCCGACGTTCTTCGAGTACTCGTCGGCTTCGACGGCGTCGCACAGCTCGTAGGCGTCGATCCCGCCGTCCTTCGCGTTCGCCCACAGCGTGCAGAGCGGATCGAGGAACATCTCGCACATCTCGTGCGACAGCGTCGTCGAGACATTGCAGCCCGCGTCGAGCGTGTCCTTGACGAAGATCTTCTCGTAAGGGCGGCCGTCGGGATCGAGATCGTGGTACCCGAGCGCGCCGGCCGCGTCGGCGTGGTCGAGGAGTACGGCCTGGAATGCGTCCGCGTCGGCCTTCTGCCCGCCGGCGAGGAACGTCACCGTCGGCGCCGTCTTCTCGTGGGCGGGCGCGACGTCGTCGGTGAGCTGCATTGCGCAGGCCGTCGTCCACGTCTGGACGTCGGAATCTTTGACGAGGGTCGAGCGATTCAGAACTTGGATTTTCATGGGCTTGTGAGCCTTTCGGTGGGGGACGCGATGAAGGCTCATGGGCAGCCGAGCTCGCAGGTGAAGACGCGCGCGGCGCAGCTCGCCGTCTGCACGCCGTAGCGGACGACGTCGCGGCAGTTCGCCTCGCACTCGGTGGCGGTGTGGTTCGGCTTCGGGCACGCCGTCTGAGCGACGGCGCATCCTGAGGCGCAGGGCGCCCCGGCGTCGACCGCGGCGGGAGCCGGCGTCACGGTGACGACGGTCGGAGGGTCCGATACGGAGGTAGGCGTCGGGGCGGGCGGCGCTGTCGTCGATGTGCACGTCGAGAGCGCCAGAGCGACGAGCGTGAGCCTCATTGGCAGGCCCCTCGGGGTGCCAGCCCGCTCGCCTGCGGGATGTACGGCTGAAGCTGCGAGATATCGCGGCAGGCGTCTTGGACGGTGAGCGCGTGAGTGTGAGCCCGTAGCGCATGGTCCTGAAGACACAGAACGCGCGCGATTGATTCGACCGAGTCCGCGACCTTGACGGCCGTTTGGATCTCAGAGGGAGTGCACCCGCCGAGGAAGAGACTCACGAGCAGCACGAGCGCTGCCTTCGCAGCGTTCCCCGCGCTCGGAGGCTTCAGCCCGAAGACTGAAGCTACGGCCGCGGCGAGCTCGACTAGGTCGTGAAACAGCGCATCGACGACCGCCGCGTACGGCGCGAACTTCGGGAACTTCTCGGCGACCCGATCGCAGATGCGCACGAGCACCGTGCCGATCGCCAAATAGGCGAGGATCGCGGTCCAGTGGACAGTGAGAAACATGGCGATGGTGTTCATGGGGTTCCTTTCGTTCCGAGCGCAGCGGTGCTTCCAGAGACGACGACCGTGGCGCTCGCGATCTTCGTTTTGAAGTTGGTCAATTCCTGCGCCTGGGCGAGGGTGAGTTTCGTGACGGCGTTGGGGGCCACGGCGCCCGTCTGCGCGGCGTCGGAAACGTAGAGGCCTTCGAGCTCAAGACGCGCATAGCTGCACCCAGGAACGTCCTTGCCGCTCGCGATCTGCGCCGCGAAGTCCGCTGGGATCACGACATGAAGCCCGCCGCCGACATGCGTCCCGGCAACCGGCGCGTCGAGCGCGTTGCAGATATCCGCGTCAGTCTGGATGGCCCCGGAAGCGATGAGCTTAGTCGCCATCAGAAATTCACCGCCGTTCCGTACTTGGACCGAATCACCCCGTCGATCTTGCCGTTGCCTCCGGCTGCAACCGAGCGCTCATTCGGGAGCGCGTTGCAGTACATAAGGAAGGCCCACTCGGTGTTTGAAAAGTTCGTTCCCGCAGCGCTACCGATCTCGCGACCGGTCGCCGCAGCCACGTTGCCCGCGCTTCCCGTCGCGCGTAGTGCTCCCCATTGATTGTAGTCGCTCGCCGAGTTGCTTACGTACGCCTCAACGCGGTACCAGAGACCCAGGGTCGGGCTGACGGTATCGACCGTCGACGAAACGAACAACGCGACCTGCGGAGTCACGGAGTTGCAGAAGAGGACGAAAAAGTTCCCGTTCGACGTCGACCCGATTACGCGCCTCGAGTTCGTCCAGGCCTTTAGCTTTACGACCCCGCAGAAGTACGTAGGCGTCGTTCCGGGCGTGCTGAGGTTGAGGCTGGACGTCAGACTGTCGTCCACCCCGTCCGTCGTGATCGACGGAAACCCGTTGAGTGCCGTTTGCGCGTAAGCCGGCTGCTTGCCAGATGTGGCTTGCCCGTAGTCCTTCCCGTTCCCGCTTTGATCGGCCCACGCGCTGACGCCCGTCGCGAGCGTGACGCCGAAGTCCGACTGCACGGCTTGCAGTACCGTCGCGCCCGTCACCACCTTGTGGATCAGGGCGCCCGCGCCGCTCGTCGTCGGCATGCAGAACGGGAACATCGCCGCGAGCGGGCGAGCGTCCACGTGCCGCGACGACGGCTCGGCGATCGGACCCTTCGGGATCCGCGCGTAGTGCGCCGGTAGCGAGTTGAACGCCGCTAGGGCTGCCGCGCCGGCAATGATGCGACGCGAGTTCATGCGAACCCGTATGCGGCGGTGCACCACCAGTTGGTCCCATCCCACACGAGCATGAGCATGGTCTTGCCCGTCGTGGCAGTGGACGTGGGGACCGGAACGGCTCCGCCTGCGCTGATCACCGTCGTCACGAAGCTGATCGTTCGGCTGCCGCTGCCGTCTTGCGTGAGGAGCAAGAGGCAGGTAGCAGGCCCGCTAGGATTCGTGAGCGTCAGGGCACAGTTGCCCGTCAGCGTGAGCTTGTGCATCAGACCGGTCGTGAAATCGATCGTCTTGGACGTGCTCGAGTTGCCGTCGTCGATCAGTCCATTGAGGACGGCAGTTTTGACGCCAGTGAGATTGTTGTTGTTGAGCGGCACCGCGCCCGCGCAGGTAGCGAGCTGATCCGCGCTCGGCATCGTGTGCACGTGATCGCGACGCGCGAGATGAGGCGAAGTGCCTGCCGCTGCCGTGCTGAGGGCCGCCGGGACCGTCGCGCTCGTGTGCGGATTAACGAACGTGAGCGCCGTGGTTCCGACCGTGATCGACGCTGCCGCCAGATTGATCGTCCAAGCCGTGTTGGCATTCGCGGTGCCGAGCAAGACGCTTACCTGGCATCCGGAGAGATTCGCGGCGGTGGCGGCGGCCACGATCCGGGTCAGGACGAACGGGTTTGATCCGTCTCCGAGAGTCGTGACGACATAGACGCCGTTTTGCAGACCCGAGGCCTGGTCCTTGACGAGGATGATGTCGTTTGCCGCTGGGCTCTGTCCGTCCTGCGCCGCTAGCGCGCCGTTCGCGTTGCCGGTGAGGGTCGCCCCGACCCCGAGCGTGCCGTTCGCGTACGTGCAGGCAGGCAGCGTCGTCGTGGTCGCGTAGTTGACCTCGATGACGCCACGCATGTTGTTGGCGGGGAGCGCGGCGGGTAGAGCGGTCGATGTCAGATCGAAGGACGTTCCAATGTCCTCCGTGAATGCCGCGTTGTCCGCAAGCTCGCGAAGGTTTGTTCCGACGCGCGTTGCAGTGTTCGCGCCCGCGGCGGTCTCATCCCGGATCGTTGCCGCATGGCCCTGTGCTGTTGATCGTGCCGTCATGGTGTGGCCTCAGTTGAACGTCGAGTCGAAGGTGGAGTCGAAGACGCGCGTGGTTCCAGATCCGCTCGAGAATAGTTCCGTGACCACGCCGCAGAGAGAGAGCGAGAGAAGCAGATCGAGCATTGGCGCGGCCCCTTCACGTCTTCAGACCGACGAACGTCATCCCGCCCGTCATCCCCGTCGTGTTGATTCGCTTCGGGCGGATTGGGAGAATTTGTCCCGGGTTCCCGTAGAAGGTTCCGGCGACGTCGTCTGCGCCGACCGCGACGAACTGACCGCCCGTCGTCGAGGAGACCTGAACGGCCTTCGGCACGAAGGTGAAGTCTACAGAGTCACTCGGTGTCAGGTTTCCCCATGTCTCTGCCTGACTGCTGAGGTTGTTCTGCCCTGGGAAAGACTTGTCGGCCATGGGACGTCTCCGTGGTGAATTGAGCGCTCCTCGCCCGCGACATGCGGGACGGAAGCGCCTCGAGAAGGGTGTTGGCTGGCTAGACGCCCCAGCGCGTGCGTAGGTAGTGGTGCCGAGTCAGCAGCTGGTCCGCCGTGAGCGCGCTCAGCGTCACGAGAACCTCGCCGATCCAACAATCGGCCGCCGGCGAGCTCATCGCGTTACCGCTTTGCTGCGCGAACGCTCCGACCGAAAGCGCGAACGGCGTCGCCGAAGTTCCGGCTGTCTGGTAGGTCGCGCCGATAGTATCCTTCACGCCATTCGCGTATTCCGATCCGAGAGCGTTCGCGTAGTCGAAGACGCCGGTGATCACGTAGACGCTAGGGGTGCTGGCTCCGGAGACCGATTGAAATCCGTCCGTGTTGATGCGCCTGCCGCCGACAAAGAACGTATCCCTGCTTTGAACCTGGACCATGGAGTTGTCGGAGTTTCCAGGTCCGGTCATCGTCATCGAGAACGCCGGCCCCTGGCCTCCGAGGGATCCGTTCCGCTTGACGACGCACGAGACGGTGAGCCCCGACATCGACGCGAAGTCCGACATCGTCGTTTGCGTCGTCAGTATCTGCGAATTGGATCGCACCGCCGCGAAGCCGTTGATCCCAGTGGAGTCCCAGGTCGGGCGGGCGTTCGTGCCCCACTGTGTGAAGGAGCGCGTCGTCCCTTTCTTGCTCTTCCACGTGCCGATCGTGGCGCCGTTGGCGATCGCGCCGCCGCCCGTGTCGAGAAGAGACGCGGAGGTGCTGTCGCGCCCGTCGAGCCAGAGCGCGAGTCCCGCATCCGTGCTCGGATCGTAGGCCCCTGGGTAACGGCGGCTCACGGGAGCGGGAATCCCTTGAGCGCGCACTTCGCCTTACCGGCGGTGATGTTCGCGACGGAGGTCGTGAATCGGAACGTGAAGACCGTTCCCGCCGCGAAGACGCCCTCGTAGCCGTCCGTCGACGGCATCGAAGAGCCCATTCCGGAGAGCGCCTTTCCGCCGGCCACGGTCCCGAGCGCGGTCCCTGACGTCATCGCGGAATCGGTGACGATCTCCTGGCCGCCCGTCGTGATCCCAATGCGACCCGTGACCGTCCCGCCCCCGACGATTGCCTCGCTGACTCGGAAGAACGCCTTCTCGATCCAGCAATCGACGAGCAGTGTGAGCGTGACGTCGACGTGGTTCCCGGAGGTATGGTCGAAGACGGCTTCGACGGGAGCGAGCAGGAAGGCCGGGTGCGAGTGGTCGTCTCGAGAGACAGACACGTCCGTCCCAGCCGACCCGAGGACGCTTTGCACCGCCGGCGTCGCGTTCGAGAGCGGCGCCCCGAAGCGCTGGAAGGTGAGGTTGTTCGTGTCGACGACGTCGGCCCCGGGCGCGGACGTGCAGACCCAGCCGGATCCGGCCCCGAGCGTCCCGCCGATCGCGATGAATGTCGCTCCCGACGCGGCCGCTCCCGTCGCGAAGTCTGTCGGGCGCGTCCACGCCCCTGCATGCACGACCCAGGGTCCATTTTGGCTCGCGGTGCTCTGTGCGACGAGCCCGACGCGCATTCCGTCCGACGTGAAAGCGACTCCATCGACCGTCGTCGCGAGACCCGATAGAGAAGCGATGTTGCTAGTTGCGACTGCGCGGACCTCGGTCTTCGGATCCATCAGCGCGAGCAGAGACCCGATGGACGCTTGCTTCGATACGCCGCCCTGGACGATAGCGAGGATATCCGACGCCGCCGGAGTCCCGCTCGGTAGTGCTGTTGTCTTGGTACCCATGTGGTTTTCTCACCCGAGCAGGAACTCGTCTCCGGCCTCGGTCAGGAACGCATCGCCCGCCTCGGTATCGAGGACCTCAGCCGCGCCGAAGAAGTCGATCAGCGTCACGATCCAGTTCTGCAGCGGCCGAAGCTTCAGGATCAGACGCTCGAATTCCGCCTTCCGCTCGAGGGGGACCTCGGCGTAGTCGGGGAAGTTCTGTGCGCCGACGTACAGGAAGTACTGCCAGCGTGCCGGGTCATCGGGGATCGGTGGCGGAGCGACGTCCGTCAGATTCTTGTTCGCGAAGTAGTGCGGATCGTTTTGAAGGAACCGATCGCACTGGTACTGGCTCACGTCCGCGTCGACCTCATGCCCCGGGAGTCCGTCCCCGCACTGGGCCTGTCCGAGCGCGTCCGTCCCGTTGCACTGCGCCGTCCCGAACTCCGGCGGCGTCGTGTAGCTCCTCGGGTCCCTCGCGATGTACGGGGGGCCGGAGGTCCAGAACTCGTGGACGTAGACGTCGAAGCCCGCCGTCTGCAGGACGCCCTGAATGTAGGTCGGATCCTGCCCTCCGCCGGCGGCCCACTCTGCCGCGAGCGCGAGCCGCCTCGTCGCCTCGTCTGCGGTCGCGGCCGGCGTGAGACCGAACTGCGCTTCCCATGTTGCGAGCTCTCTCGTCGTGTCGGGGAAGACGTCGAGGAGGACCAGATCGATGTAGGTCCGAGCGTCCTCCGGAGCCTGAGAAAGCCCTAGGAAGAACTTTCGCAGGGTCTTAGTGACCGTCGTGCGCCAGGCCGCGCCCGTCGGCAGAAGGTGTTGAATAACGCGAAAGAACATACGTTCGAACGTTCAGTTGACGCGCGATCGAGTCGTCCCGAGACTTCCCCGATGGGGAAAAGTCTTTCTTGGCTCGCTCTCGCTCTGACTCTCGCGTGCGGGAGCAATGCTCCGGGGACGCGTCTCGCGGCGGTGTCAGGCACCGGGGGAGCGGCGAACGACTCAGGGACCGCGGCGAGATCGAGCGGCGGAGCCTCTGGAGGTAGCGCCGGGAGCGGATCGGGCGGAGCGGGATCAGGCGGCGAGACGATCGGGGACGGAGGCGATCAGGGAACCGGCGGAGCTTCGGAGGGAGGAGCGAGCGCCGGCGGAAGCCGGACTGCTTCGGGAGGAAGCGGGACCGGTGGAGCTCTCGATGCTGGCTCCGACGCGGCGCCGTTCGATGCCGGTCCGCAGCCGGTCTTCACGAGGTTTGCGACCTGCCCGAAGCTCGACAACGCGTGTCCGCCGCCGAACACTTGGACCAACGGGTTCACATGCGACTACGTCGGGATGACCTCGTCGGGAACTGAGGGATGGAGACCGTGCTGGAAGACGCCGTGCAACGATCCGGGCGTCGTTCCCGCATGCGGAGAACTCGGCATCTGGGGCGTCGATATTACGTGGGACGCCCAGACCGGATACCACTGCTCCATTACGACGAATGACCTCTACTACTACATGCACGCGCGGGGGCAGACCTGCGACTAATCAGCCCTCGCTCCATCCCGTATACGTCCCGTTGTTGACCCAGATCAGATCCATCACCCCGGGCCGGAACGAGGCGACCGCGGGAAGGGTCGGCGCGAGGATCAGTGATCCCCCTGCCTGATTCTGCAGCGTCATCGCGTGGGCCGAGTAGTTCACGAGCCGGATCTTCGCGCCCACTGACGCCGCATTGTTGAATTTGATCGTCCGCGTCGCAGCGATGCCGCTTCCCCAGACGATGACCGTCGCGTCTCCCTCGGAGTATGTGTGGTCCGCGTCGGGCGCGATGGCGACGTTCTGGCGAATTCGTCCCGCCCCGGTGAGGACGATCTCGTTCGAGAACCCAGCGAGCAGCGTCCAGATGAGTCCGGCGCCGGCGCCGATCGTGCCGATCGTGGCCCCGCCGGCGTCTTTGAAGATCGTGTTCCTGTTGTGCCAGGTGTCGTCCCCTGAGTGGTCGACGTTCCCGGAGAAGGCCGCGGTATCCTCGAACGTCACGGGGGCGCCGAACGTGACGGCCGCCTCGAATGCCGCGGCGGCCATCGCCGTGATCGCCGCGTTGAACCGCACGAGGCCCGAGAACGTGACGTCTTCGGCGACGTTCGCGATCAGATATTTGACTGCGTCGAGGTACTGCGAGGCGCCCAGCTGGTCCGGGGTATTGGTCGGGACGATGCTCGCGGCGCTGAGCAGGGACTGCAGGAAGCCCCAAAGGTCGTTCACCCAAGCCTTCTCGAGCGGCGTGCCCGTGCCGTCTCGGGCGACGGTGACGTTGCGCGCCTTGCCGTAGGGATAGTTCGCGTCGTCGACCGTCTGGGCGGCATAGGTCGTGCGGGGATTGACTGCCATGGTTCAGCTCACGTGTAGAAACGCAGGATGCCGAGAAGGCGTTCCTCGAACGCGCCGGAGTTGTTGACGGTGAGGATCGAGTCGGATCCGACGACGACCGTGTCCGCGACGTCGAACGTGGAGATCTGGTCGACCTCCGCTTCCCCGGCCGGGGCGACCGGGCGCGCGACCGAGTGCGTCGCGAACGGCGCGCCGCCGTTCAGCACGAAGGAGAGCGTGACGTCGCACCCTGGCGCCGTGTTGCGCGTCCACCCGATGCCCTTGAATTCGACGTGCCATGTTCCGGCGGCGAGCGTGATGTCTTGGCTCGTGGGCCACGAGAGCAACCAGTCGAGCTGAAAGTTCGCAGCCGCCGCTGCCGGGATCCCGCGGAGTCTTCGTCGCGCGGCGTTGAACCGCGCGGTCGTCATCGCGGTTTTTACCGAGGAGATGAGCGGGGGGGCGGCCGCGTTGATCGCCGCGAACTCCGGCGCGAGAGATTGCGGCGAAGCCTGCGGGTTCAGAGGCCCGCGTGTGATCGTTCCGCCGGCGAGTCCCGTCGGGTGCGTGAAGTACCACTGCGCGGCGTTCGGTCCGCCGTGCGCTCCCTCGGCGAGATCGCGGAAGGCAGGGTGGGACGGGTCGTGTGAGGCGTCTCGCAATGCCCCTCGAATCGTCGCGCACATGTCCCGCGCGAGTAGGGAGTGAGCCGAGACGCGATCCGCGAGCGCGGGCGCGTCGGCGCAAACGATGAGCAGATCGCTTCGGACGCTGTCGGGGAGCGACATGGTTAGGCGTAGCTCACGGTCCCGAGCTTCGCCTTCTCGCCGTCTCCGAGCGTGTAGGCAGTCTGAAGCGCGGAATCGATCGAGAGCGAGACGGACGTCATTGAGCCACCCGAGGCGGATACGATGCCCTCGACGACGCCGCCGAGAGCGGCGACCGTGATCCTGTCTGCGCGCGGAAGCACGGAGAGGCCTACGATAAACGGCTCGCGGGAACGGAAGTACTCGTCGATGCCGGCGGAGATCGAGAGCTTGGTCCCGTCGATGTCGTCCGCCTGCAGCCCGCTCACGACGACGTTGAGACTCTTCCGGGTAATCGGGAAGACATTCACCGCGGCATTCACCGGGCGAAGTGTTGCGGCTCCAGAGACGTCGAGCTGAATCGCATCGAAGACTGCGGCGATCTGAGCGGCGGTCGGAAAGCCATCGGGCTCAGCCAAAGTTGCCGTCGCCTCGACGTAGACGTCGACCTCTCCGGGATTCCCCGCATACGGGTAGACGTTCAGGATGCCGGCGACGGCCTCGCCCCATTGCTGGTAGTCGGCATAAGCGCCGCCCTGCGGCTTCCGCTGGAAGCGCTTCAGGACGCGGGAGCGGTAGGCATCGGGCGCTTCGGCGTCTGCGCCCGTGATGGTCTGAGAGACGACCGTCGTCGCTTGCGCAACGTTCGGGAGTGCGTTCGTGAATGAGACGATCTGACCCGCGATGAGGTTGCCGATCGCTCCCGACCCATCCCCGCCGCTCTGGTCAGAGAGCGCGCGGATCGTCGCCGGTACCGTGCTCGCGTTGAGCGTGACGGCCGCGACGGTCTCATAGAGGACCCCTGTGTCCGTGAAGAGCAGCTGCGAGCCAGCCGGGAGGCTTCCGACTTGGTTAGTAACGACGACATTGACGAGCAGCTCCGCGCGCGTCGAGGCGAGCGGGTCTCCGACGCCTACGAGGCGCCCCCACTGCACGAGTGGGATGATCGTCTTCCCGTTGATCGTCGTTTCCGCCATCGAGGCGGTCGCGACGAACATCTGCAACCACACGAACCCCGCGTACTTCCAAAGAAGTACGAAGACGCCCGCGAGCGCCTTCGCGATCACGCGCGTGAACGTCTTCGGGAGCAGCGGGATCGTCTGCGAGAGCGAGCTCTCGAGCTGCGCGACGATCGTGTCGGCGATGGTCTGGGTTGTCGGGACGACCAAGCTCATTGTCTCGTCTCCGCTTCCAGCTTCGGCCAGAGCCTGCGGTTCACGATGAGGCTCACCAGTGAACGGTCGACCCCATATGTGGCCGCTAGATCAGATTGCCGCGGACCAAGCCCTGGCCCGCGATACGAGGCCCGAATTTCGAGCACATCGGCTTCCGTCAGTTTGGCGGACGGGTTCAGCTTGCCCTCGTGAACTGGCAGACTTCCTGGTTTCGTTCTCGCCCCGTTCCTGTCTCCTCGGGCCAATCGCTCTGGCTTCGAGCGAGTCCAGTGCGCGGCTCCTCGCGGGAGGCGTTCCCGGTGAAGCCGGGAACCGTTGCGGTCACCCGTGGCATCCCGCTTCTTGGCATGCCGATCGGCGGTGTTTTGCGCATTGGTGCCGAGGAAGAAATGGTCCGGGTTCACGCACGCCGGGGTATCGCACCGGTGACAGACACCAAGCCCAAGCGGAATACTCCCGAAGGCCATCCAGTACGCGACCCGGTGGGCACGGAGCGTCTTCCCCCTGATCTCAAAGGCGCCATATCCGCCTCGACCGGATGCCGCGGTCCAAAGCCAGCAGCCAGTGGTCGGCTCGGGGCAATACTTAGCCTCAAACCTGAGTCGCTCTTTCTGGGTGGGCGGCCGAGTCGCTCTCACGTGGATTTCTTCCCGGATTCAACGAACGAGAACGGATAGAGCTTGCCGTCGATCTCGACGCGGACCTCGAGCTTCAGCGAATTGAGAGCCGGGATCGTCGCGCGGACAGTGACGGAGTCGGAGAGCTTCGAGTCCTTCAGCCAAGCCAGGTCACGCACGGCGGCGTCTTGGATGCGCTGCAGGTTCGCTGGGACGAGAGGAATCGAGCGAAGGAGAGCTTGCGTCTCGCTGCGGTAGCGGCGTGCGGGATCGCTTTCGGAGAGGTTGCCCCAAAATTGCTTCGAAGCGTCGGCGTCTCCTCCGCCGTCGTTTTCATTCCCGCCGAAAAGCGAGAGGTAGACCGAGCTCTCTACACCGTCCGCCATGATCGCGAGGCCGTTCGCGAAGTCGATCTCGCCTCCGTCTGGCGTCTGGTACAGGCGAACGTCGGTCACGATCTTAGCTCCACAGACTGAAAGTGTTCGGCGGAGCGATGAGGGTCGCGCTCCCGGTCTTCATCCAGCCGTCGATCAGCGTCCCGATCTGGTCCCCGGCGTCCTGGTGCGTCTCCGGGTACGGCCCGGCGAACTGTCCCGCAAAGCCCACCGGCGCCGGAGGAGGCACCGGCGTAAACCCCGCCATCCCTCCGCCCACGGTCGCTGAGAAGGCCGCGAAGGCGGACTCCATGCCCGGAGCCGCGGCGGGAGCTCCGAAGGCCGTAGCGAGCGCCCCGGAGAGCGTCGCGGCCGCCGCTGAGACCGTCGTGGAGGGCGGGACGATCCCCGATGCATACGAAGCCATGGCGTCCGCCCAGCCCTGGGCCGCGGCGGCGATCGTCGCGGGAGGGTTCTCGCCTAGGTTCGCGATCGCCGACTTCAGGTCGGGAAGGTCGAGCGGCATCAAGTTCCCGGTGTTGGGGCCGACGTCGGACCGACCGCGGTGCCGTGTAGGTGCCGCGAGAGCGTGACGGAGGTCGCCGGCGTCGCGTCCTTCGCGGTGATCTCGCCCGGCGTCGTGAGGTTCCCGCTCGTGTCGATCTTCAGGCCGTTCAGGTCGAGCGTCCCGGTGAGCGGGTCGAGTTCGATCTTCCCGCCCGCGGGGAGCAGTCCAGAGATGACGAATGTCCCATCGGCCTTCAGCCACATCTCGACGACCGGCGTCCCGTCCGCCGCTCGAGCGTAGGAGCGTTTCTCGCCGGGTCCTGCCTTGCCGGCGTTCTTCGTGTCGGCGTAGGCCGACGCGCGCTTCACGCCGGTGCCGGAGGAGTCGTCGAGGGCGACGGAGTCACCCGGGAGCGGGAGTGAATCGTCGCCCGCTGCCGCGTAGTGCTCGGCAGTGACCGACGTATTCCCTCCGGGGTCGACCTTCACGTCGGTGAGGTGGGCCCCCGTCTCATCGGTCGAGCGCGCGGAGGAGAGGACGGTAGCGATCTGGGCCATGGCTCAGTGAGCGAGCCCGCGAAGGCTCGCGAGATCGTCGTCGTCCCACGGGAGAGAATCCGGGACGTCCCCGGAGAAAGCACCGGGGAGCACGACGCCGAGCGCACAGCTCGTGTCGTCGGCCTTCTGGCGCAACGTCACCGACCGGATCAGGAGCTCCGTCGGGCGGAAGATCATCGCGTCGGGCGCAGTGAGCTTCAGAGTGGTGTTCGGGCGGAAGAGTTTCCCCTGAGGGTCGCGCCATGTCGGCAGCTCGACGACCCACCCGACCATATTTCCGAACATCCTCGCGAGGAAGCCCTTCGCGGCGTCTGCCGCGGCGCTCGGGTCGGTGTCGTCCGGGTTGAACGATTTCGGACGGACGAGCCCTGTCGCGAGCGGGTTCACTTCCGTGTACTTCGCGCCCTTGTGACCGCGTGTCGCGTCCTTGAACGAGGTGATCTCGCTGAAGCACTCCTGCGGGTTGAACGTCGGAGTCACCGAGATGAGCGGGGCTTGCCCCTCGATCAGTGTGACGACCGGATCCCCCGGCTGAATCGAGTTCCGGAAGAGGACGTTTCCGTCCTCGTCGTCCGCCATCACGAGCGCACGTTGCTTCGCGAGCCCGACTAGGAATCCATGGATGTCGTCGCCCGGCTTCAGCGCGAGCCGCGCGAACTTGCTCCCCTTGCCGCCCTTGATCCCTCCGCGCTTGCCGCGGATGACAGGCTTCTTGAAAAACTCCGCGTCGACCGTCGCGCCGTCGCGCGCGATGCTCGCCTGCTCGACGCTGGCGGTGATTCCGAAGGGCGCGCAGATCTGATTCGCGATCTGGATGATGTCCATCCCGTTGAACTCGAGCGGGTAGGCGCTCGCGGGAGGCTCGCAGTCGCAGAGGACGCCGGGCTTTCCATAACAAGTGACCGCGACGGATTTGGAGTCCGGCTCGATCCGAGGGTCGATCCCGAGCATCGTCCCCGTGAAGAGCCCCTCGGTCCCGACCAGCACCTTCACCGGCTTGAACGAGAACGGGCGAAACGTCGCGCGAAACTCTTTCCGGTCCGCCTCGAACGGCGCCGAGAAGCCGACCGTGGAGAAGGCGTCGATCGACCGGACGATCTCGACCTCCGTCCAGAAGTCGAACCGCTTCCCGTCGATGAGGAGCGAGGCCCGGCTCGTGTCCGAGCTGCCCGCCCCACCGAGAAGCGCTGCGGCGAATGACGAGAGCGCCATCCGTCACGCCGCTGCGACGTAGTAGACGATCTTCCGACCAGCCGGGAGCTCGAGTATTTCGTTGCCGCTGAGATCGTTCGTGTCGATCAGGAAGTCGAGCCGGTCGTCTACGCTTCCGTAGAGCTCCGCGGCTACGTCGATGATCGTCCGAGCGCGGTCGAGCACGATCGCCCGCTCCGGGATGAGCGAAAAGGAGAGTTGGATCAGGAAGCCGGCCGCAAGCGAGGCCGCCCGTTGCAGCGCCTGGTAAGCCTCTCCGGTGTCTACCTGGGACGTGCTCACGCCGCCCGTTTGCCCTACGGCCTGAAACCCGCTGTCGCGCCAGGAGACCGCGGCGTCGAGCTGAGAAAGGATCTTGTCCGCGGCTCCGACGGCCTCGGTCTTTGTCGCGAAGGTGTTGTTGACCACCGAGACGATGGATCCGCCGACGGCGTTCGTCGCGAAGAGGTCCGCGATCAGGAAGTCGTTCGAGATCCGCTTCACGCGGGCCGGGATGCTCGAGCCCGAGGAGAACGAAGCCGCCGGGCGCCCCGCCGGCGATCCGAAGATCCGCTGCGCAAGGGCTTCGTAACCGTCGAGACGGTTCTCGATACCGGAGAGCGCGCGCCCAGGCGCTTTGATGAGGTTCGAGATCTGAAGGGCGAGCTGTAGCGGCTGCCCGATGAGCACATCCATGCTCTCGTTCACGAGGCGCTGGGCGTCGCGGAAGTCCCGGTCGACGCTCGCGGTCGCGTCCGAGATCCCCTGCAGGACGGCGCTCACGGCGCGGAGCAGGCTCTTGATCGTGTGGATCGCGTTCGCGGCACTGAGCGCGCTCCCGAGGCTCGTGCTCGCCGAGAATTGCTGCGCGGCGGCCACGTCGAAGCCGGCGAGGGCCGCGGTGATCTCACTCGCCGCGTCCGTCTGCGAGGAGGGGTAGACCGCTCCCGTCGTCGTCCAGAAGGTCACCTCGACGACGGCCTGATTCGCCGCGTTCTTCAGGTCGTCCCTGCGCGTGATGTCCCCGAACGGAATCACGTCGAACGTCCCGTAGAGAGGGTGCTCGAGCTTCCCCACTCCGCGCTCGAGCAGGGCCGCCTCGAAGGCGGTCGCGACCATGTCGCAGTCCTTGCCAGAGAAAAAACAGGTGAGCGGGTACCGGCGAGAGCCGTTCCCGTTGTCCTGTACGTACGCGTTGTTTACCCCGGGGAACTCGAATGCCGTCGTGCGCCTCGTGGTCTCCCGACTCACTGCCTCGTAGAGGAACTTGATCCGGGTGCCCCCCGGGGACGTATAGGCGGCCTCTTTGAGACGGTCTTTCCAGGATTGATCCGCACCAAAGAGGCCCAGTAGACCGGCGATGCCCGGCGGAACGAAGCCGGCCATCAGAGCGTCCCGCTCGCGGGGACGAGCGGCATCGCGAAGCCGCCCTTCGGTGCCTTCGTGACGGACGCGCGGCCCGTCTGGTCCTTGATCGTGATCTCGCCCTTGCCGAGCGAGGCGGCGCGCTCCTGCGGGCTCACCATCTGCGCCGTCTCACCGGACGAGGCGCGCGCCTGGTCGTTCTGGTAGGCGTCGACCACCTTCGCCGGGTCGAGCGTGCCTTCCTTGATCGCCGTCTTGAAGAAGTCCGTCACGCCCATGCCGCCCGAGACGTCCTTCAGCTTCGACCACTGATCCCACGCCGCCACGAGAGCGAGGACCGCGGCCGTCACCGCGCCGATCGTCACGAGGAATGGGGCCATGGCGCCGGTCGCCGCGATCGTTGCTTCGGTCGCCGTGCCGGTCGCGATTTGGTAGAGGCCGAGCACGGTTGTCCCGGCGGTCAGAGCGGCATTCCTCGCCCAGGTCGCGACGGTGTTCGCCGCGGTCGCAATGGTCGACGAGAGCGTCGAGAGAGTGAGCCCGGAGGTCACGGAAGCCGCCAGCGCGAGGGCGGCGTTCTTCACCGCGAGGGCGGCATTTTGCGCCCACGTCGAGACGGTGCTCGCGATCGTCGCGACCGTGAAACCCGTCGTTCCGATCTTGCCGACCGCGAGGGCCGTGTTCTGCGCCCAGGTCGCCACGGTGCTAGCGGCCGTCGCTAGGGTCGCCGACGTCATGACGGCCCGGACGACTCCGAGGACGGCAGAGAAGGCCGTCCCAGCGGCGCTCGCGACGCCGAGCCCGATCTCGAATGCGAGAGTCGCGAACATGGCGACTTTCGTGGCGATCGCGAAAGCGGCGAAGACCGCAAGCGCGATTCCGATGCGCTTCAGCCACATTTCGATCTTCGGAAGGTTGTCCGCGACGTCCTTGATCGTGTCTTGGACCTTCTGGACGATGAGGTCTTGGTTCGCGGCGATCCATGCGTTCGTCTGGTCGATCACGCCCTTGATCGCGCCGCTCTTCAGATTGAAGAGCCTCGTCTCGAGCACCTCGACCGTGGACGTGAGGAGCTTCCACGAGCCCTTCGTCGTGTCCATGCGGAGCTTCGCGACCTTCTCGGAATAGCCGTCGACCTTCTGCAGGGACTGCGCGAGCTTGTCGAAGTCGCCGCTCTTCGACATGTCGGAGAGCGCGATCGCGGCCTTGTCGCCACGGAGCCCGACGAGCTCGGCGAAGAACGCCATGCGGTTCATGTTCCCGCCGGCCTTGTCTCCTGCCTTCACGAACTGACCGAGGACGTCGCGGAAGGGAAGCATATTCCCCTTCGCGTCTTTGAACTTGATCCCGAGGTGCGCCATCTGCTCGGCGGCATCCTTCGAGGGCTTCGTGATCTTCGCGAGCATCGTCGCGGTCGCGGTGCCCGCCGTCGAGGCGTCGATGCCCATCTTCTGGAGGAGACCGACCGCGGCGGCCGTGTCCTCGATCGACACTCCGAGAGTCTTCGCGGTGGGGGCGGCGATCGAAAGCGCCTCTCCCATCTCCGTGATGCGAGCGCCCGTCTTCTCGGCGCTAAAGGCTAGGATGTCCGCGACGTGACTCGCGGCGCCCGCCTCGAGGCCGAAGCCTCGGATGGCGCTACCGACGACCGTCGAGACCTCCGCCATGCCTTCACCAGACGCGGCGACGGCGTTCAGGACGCCGGGGATCCCTTGTAGGATCTCCTTCGAGTCGAAGCCCTTCCGGGCCATCATTTCCATGGCGTCCGCGACTTCGCTCGAGGAGAACTGAGTCACGACGCCGAGGCGCATCGCCTCTTTCTCGAGATCCTGGATCTGCGAGCGGCTCTTCCCCATCACGGCGCCGACGTTGACGATCGACTGCTCGAAGTCGGCGCCCGTCTTCGCGACCCCCAAAACGGCAGCCCCCGCCACGACGCTCGCGGCGCCGAAAGCGAGGGCGGAGTCCTTCATCCCGCCGGCGATCTTGTCGACGACGCGATTCGTGGCGCCGATCCCACTTCGGGCCTTGCGCGCCATTCGGTCGGCGACTCCCGACATCTTCGCGACGGGCGCGGAGAACTTGTCGATGGCCTTGAAGACCGCTTCGATTGAAAACCGCCCGGCCATTCGAGGTTCATTTCCTTGCGCGCGGTCGCGTGGCTTCTCGCAGCTCGGGGCGAAGCCCTTCGTAGAAGAACCGGATCTCCCCCATCGTCAGAGTCCGCGGATCTGGGAGCCCGGCATAGTCGCGGCAGATTTGCCGGAGCATTTCACGATAGACGTTTCCGAGCGTGTGAAGCTCGATGCCGTCTTTGCGCGGCAGCCGCGCGTCTCTCCCTGCGCGGACGAGATCCGTGGCTGCCGTTAGCCCAAAAAAAGCACGGTGATCGCCTGACAGACGCGGAGGTCTCGCATCTTCAGCGCCGCGAGAGTCGCCGACGGCGTCTTCGTGAAGTCGGCCATCGCGGCGAACATCTTCGCGTTGGAATGACCGTCCTTCTTTCCGTCCATCGCGATCAGGGTCGCGCCCGACGGCTCGTAGAAGGTGATGGGGCCTTGGCCTACGGCCGGCGTGAAGACGAACTGTCCCTTCTCGTCGACGACGAGCCGCCCTGACTCCATCGCTTGGATGAGCGTCGTCTTCGCGGCGGCGAGGCTCTTCTTGTCCTCGTCGTCGAGTTGCGACGGATCGAGCTTATCGACGAGGTCCATCGCCGAGACCCATCGAGCGAAGTCGGCTTCCGCGACTTCCGTCGCAACGACCTTCTCGCTCATTGGATGCTCAGCTCACCCGGGCCCATGAGCCCGATCGGGGCGGTCGCCGTGGCGCTGCTCGCCTTGACGTCTCCCGTGATCATCCCGGGGCCCATGTACGTGTTCCCGTCGGCGAAGGTGATCGTCATCGGGACGAAGTCGAGCGAGTTCGCGACGTCCTGCAGGAACTCGAGATCCTGCCGATCGTTGTTGATCTCGAGCGCGAGGCCGTCGAGGTTCCACGGAACGCGCGTCTTCAGAATGCGCGCGGTACCGTCGCCGTTTGCGGACACTTCGTTCGTGAAGCCTCCGAGCGAACGGTTCGCGTCCGCGTCCGCCGCCACCGGGAAGTTTCGGCCCTTGATGTCCACGGCTTCGACCGAGCCGCCTACTGCTGCACCCATGGGAGCAATCCTCTTTCTGTACGGAAGGCGGACCTCGGCCGCCCCGAGCCGCGCAGTGGCGCGGGCCGAGTGGCCTCCGTCTCACTCCTCCTTAGTTGTTACGCCGCGAGAGCGGAGATCATGCCGCGAGCGCGGGCGAGCCGTAGAAAAATCCAAATAGCAAATCGACGCTCTTCACGTTGCTATTGCCCGCGAGTTGCACCGTGAACTGAAGATCGAGGCGCTTCGGGTTCTGAGCGTTGATGCTCGCCTGAATGCTCTTCTTCGCCGTCTTCGGATCACTGATGATCGCGTTCAGGCCGAGGCTGTCGATCATCACGGCGACTTCCGTCTTCGCCGATCGCGGCTTGCGCGCGTTCGGGTTCACCGTCGGCTGATCGTCTGGGATGAGCGGGGCCGCGGCCCACTCCGGAGCTGCAAAGATCAGGTTCGTATTGAAGATGATGTTCTGCAGCTTCACGATATCCACGACGTACCGGTACGCCGGGTTCGGGTCCCCCGTCGGGTGGTACATCGTCACGACGTCGCCGATCTGCATCACGCCGTCGTTCACTTCGACGGTCGAGCAGCCCGCTTTCACGGCGAGGTCGCGCGTCGGGTAGTCCCATTGCACGCTATCGTCGCCCGGAAGGATCCCGTCCACCGGGAGCGAGCCGTAGTCGGTCGGCGGGTTGTTGTTCGCCATGACGGCGATCCGCGCGACCTGGCGCGCGGCCACGACGAACGGCAGGGCCACCGATCCGGGCGCGACGAGCTCGCAGTTCGTGCGGTCCGTGAGGCGCGTCGAGGAGACCGCCGTCGCCGTCGAGACGGACGACTTGGTGTTCCCGCAGAACGCGATGAGCGGCTTCCGGACGAGCTGGCCCCACCGGCCTTCACCGAAGGTCGAGAGGAGGTCGAGCGTCGTCGTATCCTCCGTGCCCATCTGATTGATGACCATCGTCTCCCAGACGTTGCCCATCAGGGTGAGCGCCGTGGAGATGCTCGGGTTCACGAGGCCGCCGTGCGGGGCCGTGATCGTGAACACTGCGCCGACGGACGGCGAAGGCTGAAGGACCTCGACGACGAGGTCGTTCCCCGTGACGCCCTTCCACTTCGCGGTGAGGTTCACCTTCGTGGCGGGGACGGTGATCGTGAACTTGTCGCCGACGGCGAAGTCGGTCGACGCATCCGTGAGCGTGAACTGGATCCCGCCGACGTTGATCACCGTCGCGCCGCCCACTCCGGGCGTCATGGTGACCGACGTCGAGATGACGTTCCCGTCCGGATCCGTGAGCGTCCACACGCCGCCGTTCGCGACGGCCGTGTTCACCACGAGGCTCCAGGCGCCCGGAACGGGCGTCCCAGTGACCGAGAGCACCGTGCACGTGCCGTTACCGACGTTCGATCCGCCCGCGGCCGACGTGACCGCGCCGTAGGCGTAGGTCGAGAGCACCGGCATGTTCAGGATGGCGGCGACCGCCTTCCCGATCGCGCGGCAACGGTCATTCACGACGGCCGCGCCGCTTGGGATCGTGAAGGGCGCCGAGAGCGTCCCGCTGACTCGGACGTAGTAGCTCGCGGCTGCCGTCGTCGTCCCAGAAGGCGTGATGTCCGCCGTCGCGGCAGCACCCGAGCCGTCGTCGACGAGCGGGTACACCGTGACGGGGATGGTCCCGACGCCGTCGTTGTTGTCCGGGAAGAGCTGGCGCGCGATCTTGTGGATCGGCGAGCCCCAGCCGTAGAGGTTCCCGGCCTGCGCGCTGCTCGTGATCTGCTGTTTCGTCGTCGGGTACGTGACGGCGGTCGATCCCTGCGCGAGCACCGCGATGCGCTGCGGGAGGAACGCGACTCCGCCGCGAAGGTTGACGAAGGTGGTGGCAATGCCGATCACGCGAGCGATGGCGGATGCGTCGATGCTCATGGGTCTTTTCTCCGTTGCTTGGAACGAGGGGGCGCCGCGCCCCGTCGGAACGGAGCTCGCAGTGCCAGGAGTTGCGAAACGGCTAGGGGCCGGGGGGCTGGTACTGAGCGACGAGGAAGATCTCGCCCGTCTCGGTCCGCTTCACGGTCGCGTAGACGGATTCGATCGTCTGCGCGACGTATTGCGGCGAGAACTCGTTGAACTGCACCTCGAGCGAGATGCGCGCGGCCATCACCTGCTCGACGGGTCTCTCACCGTCGGAGGGCTGAAACATCGTCACGGACGCCGGCCATCGACGCCCCACGGTCTTTCGTAGACCGAGGTACGTGTACGAGTCCGCCATCAGGATATTGCGCACGAGGCGGAGCGCTCTCTGTGCGGCGCGGGCGGCGAGCTCGTCTCCGGAGTCGTGGCCGCTTCCGTTCGCGGCACTCACTCCGTAGCCGTAGCAGTCGATGTTGAACGTCCCGGTCGCCGTCTGTCGCGCGACGACGTTCGAGCTCGATTTGTCGAATATCGAGTTGTCGTAGGAGACGTTCACGATCGGCGCGCGATCGGGCGGCGGAGAGCCTTCCTCGGTCGGCTGGTACTCCGCCCACGGATTCGACCGCTCGGTGAAGACGCGAAGCTTCCAGAGCGTCGGATCGGTCTTGCTGGCCGCCGTCGCGAGGGCCTGCTGATTCGTGCTCTCGACGAGGAGGAGCGCCGCGATCTGGTCGCGCACGACCTCGTAGGCGTCCGGCGCGTCGATGAGCGTCGAGATCTGCGGCGTGAGGGTCACGGCTTGTAGCTCTCGAGGGTGCAGACCACGACGCCGAGCGCCCTGTCCGGCATCGCCTCGAGGACCTTGAACGTGTGCGACGTCCCGCCGATGTCGTTGAACGACACGACCCAGGGCTTCGAAGCCGGGTCCGCGATCCCGCGAGGCATTCCGAGGCCGGCGGCAGTGAGCGCGGCGAGCGCTAGCGCGACCGAGGCCGTTCGTCCAGCGACCGCGACACCAGTCTGCGGGTCGATGACCTGGCCGATGTCCGACGAGAACCCGGTGAGGGTCCTCGCCGTGCCGCTCGGGTCCGTCACCGTGATCGGCCATCCGAACCCGCCCGCGGCGTCCCCGAGGATGGCCCCGAGATCCGCCGCGGCTTGCGCGCGGAGGCTCACGACTTGACGATGGCGCCGCGCGCGATGAGGTCGTCGAGGTCCTTCTGGCCACCGACGAAGTCACGGGCCGAGATCTCGGTGCCCGCGTCGAGATGTCCTCCGGCGCAGACGATCGAGGTTCCCGGCGCGACGGTGTAGGGCGGCACGCGGGGCTTCGGCGGCTCCGGAGCCGGCGCGGGGGGAGGAGGAGCCGCATCGACGGGAGCGGGAGCGGGCTCCGGAGCCGGGGTCGGCTCGGGCGCCGGCTGTTCTGCCGCCGCCGCGACCTTGTCCACGGCGGCTTTCTTCGGGTCTGCCATCTGCGTGTTCTTTCCCGGTCTCAGTAGACCGTGAGTGCGGCGTGGCAGTCGATCGCGGTCGGGATCGCGAGGGGACGCGTTCCGAACGAGACCTTCACGTGCTTGTTGTTGGGAGTGATCCAGGCGTTGACGCTCAGGTCGAGACCGAGCGACTGGCTCTGAATCCGGGGCGGCATGAACTTCGCGGCGCGCGCGTCCGGCGGCACGATGAGCGGCAGGTATCCGAAGCAGAGGTCTCGGCGCGCCTTCGACGACATCACGACGACCTTGTTGTCGTCGATGTACGGCGTGAGCGTGCCCGACTGCGGGTCCTTGTAGAATCCGGTGTACTGCCAGATCTCGATCCGGTAGGCGCCGACCCACACCCAGCCCATGAACGTCGCGTCCTCACCCTTGAGGGAGGGCTTCAGACCCGCGTATTCCGGTGAGGTGAAGTTGTTGAAGATGACCTGCTTCACCTTCGCGTTCGCGAGGAAGCGCTGCATCGCGACGGCGCCGAAGAGGGCGACGTCCGCGACGCGCTTGCCGTCCTGCTTGACGACCGTCGCGGCGGTGTTGAGATCGCCGAGCGGGTCGCCAGTGCTGCCGTCCGCGGCCCACGCGGTCGTGGTGATCTTGTGGCCCGACTTCATGCTGAAGTCGCACGCGAATTGCTCGACGCCTGCGGAGTCCTTCAGCGAGATCTTCCCCGTCTGGAAGACCTGCGCGCATTCGAGCTCGATGGACCGGCGGATCATGTTCTCCGCCTTGCGTCCGATGAGCATCGATTGCGCGATCGCGTGCGCCATGAAGTCCGGGTTGTCGAACGGGGTATCCCCGGGCTGGCGGTGCGAGGTCTCGAACGCCGCCACCGCACCCGCCAGGTCGAACACCGGCGGCACGACGGCCTTGTTCGTGAACTTGTTCGCCTCGATCTCCCGCGGATCCGTCGAGGTGTCCGGGATGGGTACGGCGATGTCTTCGCCGTCGCGCATCACGTCGTATTCGACCTTCTCCGAGTTGAAGAAGTTCTGCTGCGGGGTCTGGAAGAACGAGGAGAGGAAGAGCGGGGCCGTCGCTTCCTCGAGGTAGGGCGCAATCAGCCGCGTCGTGCTCTTGTCGGACATTTGGATGTTGCCTTTCGATTCTCGGAATGCACCGGTGCGCCCACCGAGACCGCGGGTGCGGTCGGCGTCGCTTTCGGCGCGATGGACTTGGGTTTGGTTGGGGTGCCGGCGCGCACGAACCGCCTAAGCGGGAGCGCGCCGGCTACTCGTCAGGACGAGGTCTGCGTGCTGTCGACTGCGGTGAGACCGGTCCGGCGGAGCTGGTCTCTCACGAGGAAGTCGATGTTGCTGTCGTCGCCGTCGGCGTTGATGATCAGGCGCTTCTTCTTGAGGACGCCCTTGATGAGGGCCCGCACCTTGATGTCGCCCGCGCCGGCCGCCACGACGTCGTACGTCAGCACTGCGACCGGGATCTGCGTGCCGCCCGTGCCCGTCTTGCTGTAGGCCTCGAGCTTCCCGCCGGCCGTGACCGGAAGGGTGAACACGTCGCCCACGGCGAAATCGGTGGATCCGTCGTTGATGGTGAACGCCATCCCGCCGGCCTTGAAGGCGTTCGCGCCACCGGAGCCCGCCGTCAGAACGAGGCCGCCGGCGACCTGCTCCCCGTCGGGGTCGAGCAGGACGAACGTCCCGCCGTTGGTTGCGGCCGCGACGCACTTCAGCGTCCAGTTGCCGGATTTCGGCACGTAGTCGCCGGTCAGCACGCTCGCAGCGGTGACGGTGCCGTTGCCCGTACCGGTCACCGCGGACGGGGTGATCGCCGCAGCGACGCGACGCCGTCCGAGAATGGTGCCGGCTGGATAGGTGGCGGCGCCCCCGAAGGTCAGGAGATCGTCCGCGAACGCCTCCTCCTGAAGGGCGGGAGAACCGAGATCGACGGAAGTGGAAACAGGATCTGACATGGTGATGTCCTCTTTCTTGGAAAAGGGTGCTGATCGGGCTGAGCCCTAATCAGCCGTTGGCGGCCTTGCCTCGCGAAGCGAGGAACCGCTCGACGCCCTCGTCGACCGCGTCCTTCACCTCGGTGCCCGCGTTCGCTTTCGGCGCGGCGACGCCGTCGAGTGCCGCGCCCGCGGCGTTGGAGTCGCTCTGCCGCGCCTGTCCGTCGCGACGGTTCATCGCCGCGGACTGGTAGGAGGCGAAGACCTCGTCGTCCTGCGCGCTCGCGCCGTTCGCGATGCAGTCGTGCGCGAACTTCATGTCCCCGCTCGAGGTGCCCAGCTTGATGTGGGCGCTCACGCGCTTGCGCTCCTTCGAGACGCCGTCCTTCTCGCCTTCGGCGAGAACCGCTGCGTAGAGCTCGGGGTGTTGGGCCTTCAGTTCTTCTTTCGTCATGTTCGTTTTTCCTCGAGGTGCGGCAGGATGGGCCGCGTTGGGGTGAGTGTTCTGGGCGCGTTTGGCCGTGGAGCTGTCCATCGGCTTCTCGAGCGGCACGTCCGGGCCTGGGCCCATGGTGACCTCGACGTCGTGTCCGCTGAGCATCCGCAGGCCCAGCTCGATAACCGGAACTGCCGCTTCCGGATCGTGAGGAGGAGGCGCGTCCGCGGGCTCTTCTTTCGTCGCTGCGCGGAGAGCGTTGTCCGAGGAGCTCTCCCACGGCGCCTTGAGCCCGAACTGCGCGTAGTGCTTTTGGAGGTGCGAGCGGACGCCGCCGAGTTCACTCTCTGGGATGCTCGTGCCGCCGCGCGATCCGGAGACCGCGTCGCCCGCGGCGATCGTCCCCTGGCGGCTCGTGACGAGACCGCCGTTCGAAACGTCGTGATGCGGAAGCTTGTACGAGCCGAAGTCCTCGACGTTCTTCTCGTCGTACCAGGCGAATCCGTTTCGGTACTTCGTCCAGTCGATCTTGTCCTTCGACCCGCTGCCGTCGGACGAGGCCCACTTGCGCATCCGACCGACCGCGGCGGCCCCGTCCCATGAGGTGTCCTCGCGCTTCGGGTATTCCTTGTACGGGACGGCCTTCGCGAGCGGCGGCGCCTTGGATGCCGCCGCTAGCGCCATCGCAGCCGCCGGCGCATGCCGAAACCCGCTCAGATCGAGCGCCGAGGCCATCGCCGCGGCAGCTTTCTTCGCGGGAACGACCTTCGTCGCGTACCCGTTTCCGAGCGCCTCGTCGGCGTTCATCCACGTCTCGGCGGCCATCGCCGCTTTCACTTCGTCGAGGCTCTTCCCAGTGCGCGCGGCGTAGACCCCTGCGAGCGTGTCGCCGGTCTTGTCGAGATAGTCGGCGGTCTTCCGCATGTCGCTCGCGGAGCCGATTGCCAGCGTCCACGGGTCGTGGATCATCATCATGGCGTTGTCGGCCATGATGATCTCGTCCCCCGCCATCGCGATCACGCTCGCGATCGATGCCGCCAGGCCATCCACATGCACCCGGACGGGCGCCGGGTGCTGCGCGAGGATGTTGTGGATCGTGACCCCCTCGTCGACGATCCCGCCTCGGGAGTTGATGCGGACGTTGATCTGAGACGCGTCCGGATTCGCCGCGAGCGTGTCGAGCACTTGCTTCGCGGTCGGAGAATCGCCGTACGAATCCCCGATCACGTCGTAGAGCGCGATGTCGACGACCTTTTGAGCCGCTTCACTGCGCACCGCGACATCGAATGCCCACCTGGTCTTCATGCGAGTGCCCTCAGCGCGGGTGCCTTTGCGGGCGCCGCGGAGCCGTCGTCGTTCGTTGGATCGGCGTTGATGTCGTCGGGGTTCGCGGCCGGTGCCGCCTTTGATCCCTTGCCCATCGCGGCGAGCTCCGCGAGCCACCGATTCGCGTGGAAGAGCTCCTCGTTCTCGCGGACGAGCTGCGCGACGACCTTCGAGTACCGAGTACCGAAGAGCTCGCGGGCCGCGCGCGCCCGAGTGATGAGCCCCTTCTCGATCGCCTCTGAGTACCCAGAGACGAGCTTCGAGAGGTCCACCGCCGGCTTGATGTGGCCGGTCCAGTCCGCCGACATCCATGCGCCGGACGTCGCGTAGCTCGAGGGGTCGCGCGTAGCGTCGAGCAGCCCGCGCGCCTCGATCCGCTTCGCCGCTACCTCACCGAGAAGCCACTCACGATAGATCGGGTCGCAGAAGCGATCGCCGAACTCCGTGCGGATCTTGTTGAGATACATCTTGAACTCGTTGATCGCCGCCTGCGACGCCGAGTAGTTCGAGTTGAACGAGAGCGTCAGAATCTCGGGCGGGATCTCGTTCGCCCACGCGACCGCTTGAATGATCGCTTCCTCGAATCCGCCGAAGCGCTCGTCGGTGCCCGTTGACGGGAACGCCTTGGGCGATTCGCCCTGCTGCAGCTCTTCGATGACGACGCCCGGAATCTGCTCGGCGGCTTTGAAGCTCCGAACCGAGTTGTCGGACGCCGCCGCGGTCTCGGACCCTCGACGGATGGCGCCGCCGGTGAGTGGGCGCGTTCCGGGCTTGTCCGCGTTCTTCTCGACGAACATCGCATACATCGAGTTGATGACCGCCTTCCGGAGCGCGGCATCGCGATATCGGTCGACCTCCTTCAGCGACTGAAGGATGAGCGAGAGCATCGGCTTCCCGCGGACGTCGTCGAGCTTTCGGTCGCTCCCGTAGACGAGCCACGCGAGGCGTCGGCCGCTCTTCTCGCCGTACGCCGGGAGGCGCTTGTATTGCGTCCCGCCGTAGTTTCCCGTCTCCTGAACGATCCAGTAGGCGAGGTGACGTCCTTGCGCGTCGCGCTCGACGCCGTGGTCGATACGGTTCCCCGTGTCGTTCTTCATCGGGCTTTGCACGCACGAGCCCGAGACGAGCTGGATCTTCGGAAGCCCCGTGCGCTGGTCCTGCCGATTGACGACGAGGACGTCTCCGGCGATGAGCGCCTCCATCCGCGCAGCCACTTGGAGCGCGCCGAAGGTGCTCTGCTCCGCGAAGTCGCAAAGCCGCGGCTCGTTGCCCCAGATCGCGAATCGGTTCTCGACGTCCTCCGACCACTCGGCGAGATCGTTCTCCTCGACTCCGAGGAGGTCCTCATCGGGAGAGGCCTCGAGATGGAGGCCCGTGTTGATCTCGTTCGTGACGAGGCGTCGGATGATCCCGCGCGCGTAGAGGTTGGTCTCGAAGAGATCGACCGACCTCTGACGGAGGGTCCAGTAGTCGGTGAAGAGGAGGCGGGTCGGACCGAAGCCGCCCTGCCACTTCGAACCGTCGTCGAAGTACCACTGCATCCGCCAGTCCGGGCGGGCGGCGTTCCTCACACGGCCGCCGGGTTCGGCGTCCCTGCGCTTCGCGCTCACGAGCCGAACTTTGGGAGGGCTGAGGCCGAACATCAGTAGGAGGGTGTGACGTGCGTCGCGCCGCCACACCGAAGCGCGCGGAGCGTCTGACGCCGGTTCATGAGCGAATCGATCATCCCGGAGAGGCGAATCAGGTCCGCCTTCGTCACGCGTTGTCTCGTTTGGCCCGTGTCGAGCTCGTAGGATTGGACGCCGGTGTTCAACGCGAGAACGGCCGCCTCGAACGCGACAATCGTCGCTTCGACGGCAGCGATCCGCGCGTCAAGAAACGTCGAGTCATCGTCGCAGCAATCAACCATTGGGGGGTTCCACGAAGAAGAGTCGCTGCTCGAGACACATGTCGTAGAAGGCCTGCCAGTTCACGAACTCCATCTCGAGCTGCCCGCGGCAGATTTCCCACGCGAGGAGGTCGAGCCCCGCGTTCGCGTAGACGAGAAGGTCCCAAAGCTCGTTCGGTGCGCCCGAGGGGCGGACCCACTTCCAGCCGATCCGGTTTTGCGTCCCCGGCTCGAGCTGCTCTTTCTTCTGCTCGACGGTGAGCTCCTTCAGCTGCGCCTCGCTCGCGTCGAGCGGCGCGTTGAAGTGCCCCTGCGGCTGCAGACTGACACCGTCCCAGCTGCGCCGGAGCGCGGCCGACCATCGATCCTTGTAGAAGTCGACGGTGATCGCGAAAGCCCGCGCGCCCATCGGCGTCGTGAACTCGGAGAACTCTTTGAGCGTCGCGCTCTTCGCCGGAGCGTCGCGTCCCTTCACCGGGTAGACGCTCGACTCGTATTCATTCGCGAAGCGGTAGACGTCGTCGCTCCGATAGCCGGAATCGATCAGCGTGATCGCGATGCGGTACTTCTTCCCGTCGTCCGCGGTGTAGAGCTCCGGGTTCTCGATGAGCGTCCGGAGCCGGCCCCACGTCGGCGCGTTGTCGAGTTGCTCCGTGTCGCCCTCGAACCGCCAGTAGTCGATGAGGATCGCTCGACGATCTCGGCACCACCCGAAGACGGAAACGGCGAGGTTATCCTTGTGCACGTCGACCGTGCACGTGAGGAGCAGGACGGGGCCGCCGCAGTGCTTCGCTGCGAAGCCGTTCGGCACCTTGCCGAAGTGGTAGTCGAGCCGCTTGTGGCCGCTCACGGCCTCGTAGCGGACCCTCTCACCGGTGAGCGTGAACGGCTCACCCAAAACGTTGTTGTAGAAGACCTGGAGCGCGCCCATGTCGCGCGGGCGGTTCCGAGGAACGTCCCAGCCGTCGAGCCACTTCGCGACGCACGCCGCGAAGGTTTGCATCCCCACCGGCGAATAGAGCGCGCTGAGCTGGTAGCTCCGGACGAACGGCTCTCCGGGCGCGGTCGGCTTCCACTCGGCCCCGTGATCCGGGTCGAGGAGCCGCGTCTTGTCGTCGTTTGCGTGCGGGTGCCCGCACTCCTGACAGAGATAACGGACCGAGTCGTGAACGAGCTGGTCGTTCTCGGTCTGCCACGTCATCCCGCCGACGACGCCCGTGTCGGGATCCGTGTGCTGGAACCGCAGCACCTGGGCGAAGTTGCACTTCAGGCACCGGACGAAATAGCGGCGCTGGTCGCCGCGCTTGAATCTCTTCTCGATGTTCGACTGCCCGCGGATGAGCGGGGTCGAGATGTCGAGCACCTTGCGCGAGCCCTCGAACGCCGCCGTGCGGTCGAACGAGAGCTTCATCGGGTCGCCGTCCTTCCCAACGGTCAACGGGAAGGCGTCGATCTCGTCCCGGAGCATGATCCGGATCGACATCGAGCGGAGCTTGTTGGCGTTCTGCGCGCCGAACGGGATCAGGAACCCGCCGCCGTACCACTCGACTTTTTTCTCGGTCCGCCCAGTCTTCCGGGCGTTCCCCTCGTCGCTCGAGGTGATGAGGTGCTCGAGGCCGGAGGCCTGGAGCATCGGAATGATGTACGACTCGAGCCGGATCTTCGCGAGCTCGGCGTCCGCGGTGACGAGCATCACCGGCGCCGTCTTCACGTGCGCGATGCAGTAGCCGAGAGCGTTCTCGAGGACGCCGGTCGTCGCGCAGATCTGGACGCCTTTCATGAAGGCGACCTCGCGGATCGGCGAGTCGACGCTCAGGCAGTCGACGATCTCTCGAAGGTATGGCGCGACACTGAAACGGAACGGGCCCGGGAGCGCCGTCGTCGACGCGGGGAGGTAGCGTTGCGCCTCCGCCCAGGCGGAAGGCAGGAGCACGGCGAGCTCGTCCGTGAGCCCGTCGAACTGCGTCGCGAGCCAGTCCTCGTCCGTTGTCCGAGTGTCAGGCATTCGCCGCCGGCGGCTCGCGGAGCGTCCGCGTCGCGCGCGACTTCACGATCTTCAGCTGCGAGGAGATGAGCTCGCGGACGACGCGCTCCGCTTCCTCGACGCCGGCGCCGGCGGCGCCCATTCCGAGCAGGCGCCCGGCGATCGTGCGGGGCGTGTCCCCGAGGAGCCGTTTGTTCTGCTCCTCGAGCGCGCCGAAGATGCTCTTTCGGACGAGCTCACGCGAGATGAGAGACCCTTCGGTCTCCTCGTTCGCGAGATGGGTCTTGCGGATGTCCTCGATCGTCTTCAGGGCACCGAGGAGATCCGAGAAAGCGCGGAAGGTGCCGAACCGTTCGGCGAGCTCGCGGATCGTCATGTCCGCGTAGGTCGGGAGCTCGGCGAGCTGCTCGAGCCCGAGGCCCATTCCGATCTTGATGCGGGGCGCCGGAACGTCGCCTTTCGGTCGGAGCGCGGTCGGTTCGCGTCGTCGTTTCGGGGCCGGCTTCGGCGGCTCCGTCGGAGCGCGTGCGCTCTTCGGTGCCGCTTTCGTTCCCTTGATCGGAGCGCGGTCGGATCCGGTGCCCTTCCGAGCGCCGATGTAGGTGCGAGCCGCGGCGTGCTCCGCGTCGATGCGGTCGCCGACGAGCGCGGCAGCGAGCGGGCCGCGGAGCGCCTTCGAGATCGCCGGCTTCGTGACCTGCGCGAGCTTGGCGAATTCCGCCTTTGATAGAAGTCGCTGTGCCATCGGTCGGCACGTGTGCCACCGGGTTCGGCGTTAACCTGCGGCGGTTAACCCCGACCGAAAACTCAGAATTTGTAAGGGGGGCGCGGCGGCGCTCGCAAAC